TTATAAATGACGATACATTTGAGAAGACATATCTAAAAATTGGCCCACAAGCTCGTTATGTTCTCCTATAAAATCAAAGAGCTGATCCTCACTCAGTACACCGCACTTGAGAATATTTTCTGTTTGTTCTGATAGTCTAAACCAGTCTTCGCTACCATAAAATTCTCTTAATTTCACGTAATCTTCATAGTGCTTTTGAAAATCATCTATAGCTTCTACTAATGCATTGATTCTAGGTTTGAAGCTATCATACTTCTCTTCCATTTCTTCTATTTTTAATCTATCATTTAGATCCATAATAAAATCTCCTTAGTTATATAAGATTCGACGAGATAAGTTATCATTCTCAAGTATTTGTAACGTTAATTCTACTATATCCTTTTTACAAAGTAAAAAATTACTCATTACAAACTGACAGTATTGATTTTTATCCTAATGTTAGTTTAAAATCTTTTTAGTTCATTAAATATAATGACTCACTAAAAAGTATATAACAAAAAAGCCTATCAAATAGGCTTTTAAAGTATGTAATGTAATAATTAAAGCATTTTGTTATCTTACTTGTTTTTAGTAGCGTAAAGTAGCTGTAAACTAGATGAGTTATCACTCCTATTTCTCTAGCAGCAGTGTAAACTAGTTACACTACAGGAAACCCCAAGGGTAACTAAAAAGAAATTAAAATAATGAGTTCAGTAAGCAAGAAAAAAAAGGCACCTCAAGGGGTGTCTATTTTAATTTGAGTATCATTACTGTTAGACCATTTTCAGAAATATAATTATTTATTGGGGAAAATCCAAAGTTTTTATAAAATTCAACTAATTTTGAGTTATTTTCACATTCTAACCATACATATTTTGCACGTATTATTGTAGATGCTTCAACCACTTTATCAAAAGCTAAAGTAAGTAACTCATTACCTGTAATTAAGCCATTAGCTTCAGTAGAATAATTTTTCCCAAGTTGACCGATTAAATAACTGTTAATCTGAAATTTACTATCAATCTTCCGCCCATATTGAGTTAATTTCCTTTTTTGACTATTACTCAGTTTTTCAAAATCTCGTTTTGACATTGTTAGCGGCTTGTTTGCAAGAGAAAAGAAACCAACTAAAATATTGGTTTCTTTTTGAAATACTAGATAAGTAGATGCAATAGCAGTTTTTTCAAAACTGATTGACTTATTATGCAAAAAAGATTCAATATCATTAGGTTCTTCTGAAATACTTTTGAAAGTTGGTAGAATTTCTATTTTTAAGGTCTCCTCACCTAGAGCATTTATCAGATCATCTAACGATATAATTTTATACAATTGCCTATTATCCTTTTGCGAACATTAACTTGATATCTTTAAGATTATGTAATTCATCAGCTTTTACAGCTTTAGAACGATTGATATTTCTTTTTTCTGACAAAGCAGAGATAAGACTATCAGCAGATTTTCTATTAAAGGATAAATCAGTAGTGAAACTTTTAGTTGCCATTTCAATATCCTCCTTAAATATAATATATATAAGTTTATATATACTATATAATATTATATAATATATATAAACTTATATATATTATATAATTAATTTTATCTTTTGTCAGGTATTTTTGATATTTTTTTCATTTTATCGAAAATGATTCGTAATTCATCGACAATATTATTATTTTTTACTATTTCTAGAAAAGAAAGGGCACCCTAAGGAGGATGCCTACTTTGTTTTTACAGTTCTAGATAAGGACTTAAATAATCAAATTTTAGTTTTCCATCAATTTGACCACTAGCGATTAATTGTTTAGCTGTTACTTCAAAATCATCCCAATTAAAACCTTCAGGACGACAATCGTCTTTTTCAAATGATAAAATCATCTTTGCAATTTCTTCGTTATACATAATATAACCTCCTTTTCTAAATATATTATTTCATATTTAGAAAGGGTATTTTTACGGTTTTGCATTTTGGAGAAGAAAAAAGCAGATGAACGCTCTCCTATTGATCATCAGTTCTCTGCTTCATATCATATTGACCTTTATTTCGGAAATAAGCGGCGCTTTTCAAGCTCTTTAGATAACTCTTTAGCAAATTTTTCAGACACTAAAGCTTCACTCATTGCACTAAAGTCAGGAATCGGATGGAATTCATCCCATTCTTTTTGTTTTTGATTCAAAAAAAAGGAACTATCAAGGTTTCCAAAACTCTGAATAGATATCAGGAGACGAACACTCCTAAATCAAAAGCAGGGTTAAGAGACATTGAAATTGATAGAGCTACTGTCTTATTGCTCAGACAATATAAAAAACGTCAACAAGTTTTATCTTGGGAGCTAGGACGGTCTGAGACAATTGTTTTTACTCCGTTTACCACAAAATACGCCTACGCTTGTTTGCTTAGAAAAAGGCTTCAAAAGTATTTTAAAGCTGCTGGCGTGCCTGATATCAGTTTCCATGGTTTTCGACATACCCACACTACAATTATGCTTTACGCTGGGATAGAGGCTAAAGACTTGCAATATAGGTTGGACCACTCTAATATCTCAATGACATTGAATACTTACGTTCATGCAACAAAAGAAGGCGCTAAAAAAGCCGTCTCCATATTTGAAACAGCTATCAGCAATTTATAATTAACAAGGGTGCCCCACTTTGGGGCTACCCTCTTACTATACCAAAATCCGACTAAAGAGAACTAAAAGGGTAGTGAAATCAAAAAAAGCACCTTGGAATAACGCCCCAAAGTGCTTAGTATCAAGGCTTTTAAGCCTATCTTATTCAATAAAATATTACAACATTTTGTTGTACAGTTAAGATTACTTAGCTTTACACGTTCTTTACACTCCCTAATCCCTGATATGATAGGCTTTCTAACTAAATAACTTATAATTAGACAGTGTTAAATACTCCCCCAAAGTTCGCCAAAAGGGGAGCAAAAAAAGGGCCTTTCAGTAGCCCTAAGTTATGAGTTCAGCAAGCAAGATTAGCACCTTAACGGGTGCTTTTTTACTGCTTCATTTAGCATACCACATTGAAAGTCGCGTGAGAAAAACTAATTTTTAGGGGTATAGCTTTACGAATCAAAATCCTATAAAATCGGTATTTCAACTTCATGTAATAGCCTTTAGAAAAATTCAAAAAGGGAACTTTTTGCACGGAAGAGGGCGGCGTTCTTACAGTCAAATTAATAATAGCCCCGATAAAAAATAAGGGGGACTATTTTTTTCTATATTTTTCCCGAATAGATAGTTAGGAGGATTATAACACTATGAAAATAATTGAATTGAAGATGAATACACCAGAACAGACAGGATTAGGCTACGAACATTGGGTAGATATCACATACCAGATTGATCGCAAAACTTATCATCTAACGAAGTTGATTCTTAATGACAATATGATTTTGGATATGGCTATTATCGAAAAGATGGTTTTATCTGATGTAAAGGAATTGCTTAGCCATGCTTATGAAGTTTTAAAATTAAATAGACAATTGATGAAGGAAAGTTGGTGGTTGTTTTAGTTGCGAATACGTGATGTAGCATTGTAATTGTTTATGTACCACAACATATAGTACTTGACAAATATGTTATAATATATATAAAATAATTTTATTTAAACAAGGAGGTGTTAATATGAATATGGAAAATCTTGCAGATCATATTATCTCCGTTGCTCAAAATAATCACACCTCAATCTCAAACTTACAGCTACAAAAAGTAATGTATTTTGTATTAAAAGAAGCTATTAAGGAAGAGTTATTTACCAAAGAAGAATTAAAAGATATTTATAGCGAACCATTCTTGGTCTGGGCATATGGTCCTGTAGTTGAAAGTCAATATAATAGGTTTAAAGGCTTTGGGTCATCACCTATTATTGGTACTTTTAAAAAAAATGTAAATTTAGATGTCTTGAACTCTTTGATTTTAAAATATTTAGAAATGAATATCTTCGATTTAGTTAATCAGAGTCATGAAGTTGTTTTTTGGAAACAAAATAAAAATGAAATTAACGGTTTTAGAAGTAATATCCAATATAAATTAGGTGACTTGTAATGTCGAAGTTAAAGAATATCAAAAAAAGCGTTAGTACTGACTTTTCAAACTTTTTGAATCAATACTATGCTTTTTTAAAAAGATCCGAAGAACAATATTTCGTGATGGATTCAAACAAAGTTAAAAATGAAATAATTCAGTTAATTAACACGCTTGATAATGAAAAAATTACGAGGGTACCGTATGATTCAATCACAAGTAAGGTTAATGAATTTTGCGAAAAAATAGGATCAGATAATATTGATGGGCTAGACGAAAGTTTTTCTTTTTTGCTTGAAAAATCAAGCGAGATATTAGAGAGTATAATTGATGATTTTATAAGTCCACCTTTAGAGCAGGACTCCTCAAAAGAGAATAATAGTCGTGAAAATGCTATATACGCTTTTTACAAAGTGGTAGAACATACAAAACTTGCCTATGTTCAGTATCAGAGTCTATACCATAAAACAGAACAAGAAGTTTTAACAATTCAAAAAGATATTGAAAGTTGGTCTGAATCTACTGCTGAAATATTGTCAGATAGTTATACAAAAGTAGAAGATATCAATTCAGAGATTAAGAGTTTGGAAGGAAAATATTCAAAGTTAAATATAGATATTATTTCTGTGCTAGGTATATTCGCTTCAATTATTTTCGCTGTATTTGGTGGTGTTTCACAGCTAGGAGCTTTAGGTGGAGCTTTAAATGAAACTAGTCTTGGGAAGATTCTAATTTTCATAGGTGGTTCATCTTTCGTACTGTTTAGTGTTGTCTTCTTGGCATTTTACACAACTGCGCTATTAACTGGAAAGGATATGCGTGTGTGTGAATGTAGGTATAAAGTTTCAGACAATAAAAAATGTACTCATAGTATATGTGAAAAGTATCCTATATACGTTATCATGACTACTATTACAATACTGATATTTATCATGGGAATTTGTATTGAAAAAAATTAAGGAGCCCTCTTTACGGAACTCCTATTTTTATTGCGAAATTTACTATCCTTGAAATGACAATGGAAACACCTATCTATACTACAAACGGCTATGAACATTGGTTGGATGTTCGCTATAGCATTGGAAGACACAAATATAGTCTTACTAAGCTGATCATCAATGATAATGTTATCACTGATATATCTATCCTAGAGAACTTGATACTGTCTGATATAATTGAACTGCTTAGTCACGCTTATAAAGCCTCTACACAAAGACGGGAGTTTAGAGAAAAGAATTGGTGGTTATTCTAGTCTTTATAACATACTCCAAAGCATTCATCGCTTTCTTTTTCTCTCTAAAGAATTTTGACTTACCAATCTCTAGTCTATCCTGTGCCTCAGTCAAAGTCTGGCTATTGATTATGGTGATCAATACTAGAACAAGTTTCATGTCTTTAACCGCATAAACGTACTCAAGCATTCTTTGACGCTCTTGGTGTAACTGTTCAATATGTTTCAACATATAATCGTTTTTATCCAAATAAGCCACTGTTTTAGCTTCCTGTGCGTTTGTTTTACTGGTCTGCACTCTTGTATCAGAATAGCCATGAGAGCCGTAAACGAGGCTTAGAGTCGCTTGTCGGTCTTCTTCCAAATCTCTGATAAACTTAGGAATCGTTTGTAACTCTTTGATTAGCTGTTTAGCGTCCATATTGCCCTCCGTGGTATAATTATAGTGCGAATATAATTGTGGGCTGGCTCGGGTGAGACGGTCTTTTTTTATTGCTTTTAAGAGAGCCGAGCTGACATTCCATTATTTTTTTCAATATCCGACATTTTCCAATACCTTCTATCACCTTAGGTTTTCTGAGGTTTTCTGAGGTTAGTTCAGCTTCTAAATATCAGGTTGTGAACCCCAATATTTAGGGATACCCCCCTTACGCGTGAGAAGACAAATATTTGGATAGTTGACCCTCTCCATCGGTTTCCAAATCAATGTGATCAGCCATTTTATATTAGGCGGGGGTATATCCTACCTCAACCAAAGCTTAATGCCTTTAGCAAGGTATCTGTTAAATCTAATACGATGTTCCATGTATTTATGATACTTCATCCACTTAGGGCGCTTAGGAAAGTCATCATAATCAACGTATCCTTTTCTAGGTGTAAAGTTTGGATCTAACTTCTTGGCTTCTCTAATAGCCAAGCCCCAATAATATTGACAATCTGTCTTGGTACGGTTCAATGTTTGTTTATGTACCTCTTGGCACTTACTGCAAGCATACCACGCGCTAGAATAAGAATAGACTTTCCTGCACCGTCTGCCACAATCAGGACAAAGAAAAGCATAGAAATGCCCTCCCTTAGTTCCTTGGCGTTTCTCAAGATTGATTATCTCATGCCCAATGGTAAAGCTTAAGGCTTCTAAATTGACTTCTATATCCTTATGCTTAAATGACGTTACGCCACGTTTCTTTAGTGGTTTAGTAACGTCTTCTACTCTAATCTCAGAATACCCAACTATATTGACAACCTCCTTTCTTTTACGTCATTTCTCTTTGTTCGCTCTCTGTTCAATCACGCGCCACCTTTGTAAAACCTTAGTACTTTTTAAGGTGTCCGATTTGTCCGATTATCCTTTTTTAGGGCTTCGGCTATTCCGTTTTATTACCTAGCTAGTATTCTTCAGGCGGTCCAAACATATCATCAGGGAAGCCACAAACTAATACAAGATACTGAAAAGCTGTGTAATCTATCAATAGCTCCCCAGTTTCCAGTCTCTGAAAGTACTTGCTCGGTAATGCCCCAAGATATAGACCTCCTTTGTAAATGGATAGGCCACCCGTTCGGCTTGGTAACAGCCCTGTATAGCGTTGACGTAACCCATGCTTTAAAGCGTTCGTATTGCCATACTTAGGTTTCCTGTTGCCTCTATTCCCTTTTGCTACCTGGTTCTCTGGTAAAAATCTACCTCGGCTATCACGTTCCATATAGCACCCCCTTTACCGTGTTCGTTTGGTAAATAGTTTCCAAAAAAATTTGTAACGTTCTTACACTCGCATTCAATCCATACTTTCCTACTTCAACCATAAGCTATTACCCTTATCCCAGTACTCCATAAAACGCTTATAGTGTCTCCAGTACCTGGTGCGTCTCATTCTTTTAGGGCGACTTGGGAAACTCTCAAACATATACCCGCCACGCTTAGGGGTCCAACCTGGCTCTACCTTCCTAGCCTCTCTTAATGCACATTCCCAATAATACTGGCAATCTGTCTTACTACGGTTTAGTGTCTGCTTATAGATCTGCTGACACGTTCCACAACTAAAATACAGATACCGCTTATAAAGTTTTCTGCACCGCCTACCACAATCAGGGCAAAGAAAGAAATACCTATACCCTCCTTTTGTTCCTGGTATGCTGGCCAATTCAAAGCTATCTCTACCCATATCAATAAAAAGATTATCTAGGTCAATGGTCAAGGGGTAATCATCTAATTCAGCCTTACCCTGGGTTATCCCTTTCTTTTTCATAGCTCTGGTAAATGTCTCTATATACAATACTTTCATTCAAAAAATACCCCTATACTGTAAAAACCCAAAACTATTGGCTTAAGTCCTAGAAACAGCAAAAAGAGGCGGGGCCTCTCTTCACTATTCTAGCTATGCCTCACGGCTAGCATATTTCCACAATGCTTTATATTCGTTTTCTGTGTCCAGACTTTTCAGCAAGGCCATAGCCTCATTATCTACGGCCTCCAGGTTGCCATGTACGCCATTTACTGCCATATCAGGATAATCATCATCTAGCACGCTATCAGCCAACTCCATAAGCTCCAGCTCATAGGCTACCACCTTATCCAGCAAGCTATCAAAGTCTTCTGACTGTTTGAGTTGTTGCACGCGCTCCAGTTTGTAATCTTCTTTGATTTCATTTTCTTGCCCCTGGTGCGTGTAATAATCTTTAAACCCGTCACAAATTCTTTTAAAGATCTTACTTAGTTTCTTATCTTCTGCATACTCCAGCACTAGCTGACCTTTGCCCTTAATCGTTGCCTCAATTACTGGCGCGTGATAAGTCCCAAACATATAACCAAAGACTGCATTACTTGCCACTTTGGCGGTGTCAATGTCTTCAAAGTCGTAAGTAAAAGTAAAGGTTTGTGGTTTGTCTGAAATAGTTTTTAGTGTCATGTTGTTTGTCTCCTCTAATCGTTTAAAAAACTCTGTAAAAGTCTCCTTGTTTTTGATATCGTAACGCTCCCCTGTCTTCAGGTTGACCCATTGGGGCGTTTTACCTTTTTCTTCATAACTTCCCCAGGTATCGTTAATTTTGTGGATTGTGTTATATCTTGTCATTTCCTTAACCTCATACTGTTATTTATATAGGACCAATAGCCCTAGTATTGTTGTCTGGATGTATACTATAAAAGTAGACAAAACTTTGTGTGTTATAATCTATTTTAAAAGACACAAAAACGAAAGGACAACCTATGTCAACATTTAAACGCTACGATGAAGAATTTAAACAATCCCTTGTCAACCTTTATCAAACTGGAAAAACTCAGTCTGAACTCTGTAAAGACTATGGGGTATCCGCTTCTGCGCTTGCAAAATGGATCAAACAGTATTCTCAAGTCAGACTCGAAGATAATTCTGTACTTACTGCCAAGCAAATACAAGAGTTACAAAAACGTAATGCGCAGCTTGAAGAGGAGAACCTTATCTTAAAAAAAGCAAGTGCCATATTCATGCAAAACTTAAAGTAAGACTCCTCGCTTGTCTATCGGTTACGCTTTGAACACGCCACAACAACCTTGTGTCGTGTTTTACGTGTCAATCGCTCCACTTACTATAAATTTCTAAAACATAAGCCCTCAAAAAGAGATTTGGATAATCAAATTTATAGAAAACAAATACTTGAGATTTATACCAAAGCAAACAAAAGACTTGGTGCGAAGTCTATCAAGGTCATTCTTCAAAGAGACTACGACACAAAAATCTCTGAAGGAAGAATTTACCGTCTGATGAAGAATATGGCGCTCCCTAAAATGGCTACCATTAAGCCAAAAACAGCTCTTAAAAAGACTCAAAAAACGTATCCTCAAAACTTACTCAACCAGAAATTTAATCCTGATAAACCTAATCAAGTATGGTCTACTGACTTCACCTATATTTCTATTGGATATAAGAAATATGTCTATCTCTGCGCAATACTTGATCTCTATTCTAGAAAATGTATTGCTTGGAAACTGAGTCATCGTATGGATGCAAAGTTAGCATGTGACACTCTAGAATTAGCTCTTAATAAAAGAAAGGTTGAAGGAACACTTCTCTTTCATTCCGACCAAGGGGCACAATTTAAGGCCAGGGAATTTAGAAAAATAATTGATGACAACAATATCATGCATTCTTTTTCTAAACCTGGATATCCTTATGATAATGCCGTAACGGAAGCTTTTTTCAAGTATTTAAAGCATAGACAAATCAACCGAAAAAAGTATCAAAATATCAAACAGGTTCAATTAGACTGCTTTGAATATATTGAAAATTTTTATAACAATTACAACCCACATACGGCTAATCTAGGACTAACCCCTAATCAGAAAGAAGAAAATTATTTTAATGCAATAAAATAACACGGTTTTCTGTCTACTTATTTGACATTAGTCCAGTTGGTTTTACTTAGTTTTGCCCTATCAAACTCCAACGGGTCTAGTTTATCTTGATCTTCAACCTTAACACGCGCCCTTTTAAGTTGATACCTATTAGGTGTTAGTTGCTGTAAGTGTCTAATTGTCTCCTTACCAGCACCGTAAACGTTAGGCTTAGGTATTCCCATATCTTCAGCATAATGCTTCAAGGATCTTGTAGCGATAAAAACGGGGACTACGTCCAGTTCGTGCCAACCTCTTTCCATATACTCATGTTTTACCCAAGATAACAAGTAATCATTATCTTCCTGATACTCCTCTAGCAAGCCTTTGACTGCCTGCGGTTCGATAAATTGAGTAAATGGTTTCTGGTTGATAGCTTTATAAAGGGCGTACTCTAATACCTCTTTATTGGCCAAAAAATCATTTTTTATCCAGGGCTTTTCTTTCTCACCGTTAAAGTCAGCATTGAAGGGGACAATCATAATACGCCTATACCAGCCCTTTGTCTTATTTCCTCCGTTGGGGATATAGTTTCCTGAGAAGATATTAAAGAGTTTGAAGGTCGCTTCAAAAGCTGGGCGCCCCTTTGGATTGACTAGCACGGTGTCCCCGCTGGTAATACTCATTAGGTCAGACGGATTTTTTAAGTATTCATTAGGTGCCTCGTCTCCAATATTGCAAACTTTACCTACTAGCGTTTCCAGGTTATGCTTTTCAGCAAACTGTGCGGGCTTCAATGCTGATACGTTACTTTCTCCTATCAGATTGATGAGGAACCGCTGAAATGTCCCTTTTCCGTTGTTACCGTCCCCGTAAAAGATAGCAAACTTATTCCGTGTATGGTTGGGGTTGATAGCCTCCAGGATAATCTGCCAAAACAATGTTACCAGCTCGCTATCATTGCAAGCGATTGAGTTTAACCAATCGTCAAATGTCTTCCCCTCCCTATCGGTTGGGACCCGCTTAGGCGCGTGGTATGCCGTGTTAATCTTACTTGTAATCACATATTTAGGATTGAAAGGAAGTAGCTCCTTAGTCTTTAAGTCAATAATGCCATTCTGTACGGGGATAAGGTAGGCGCTCTCCAGCGGTCTCTTTATCTTGGTCATTGTCCTAACCATTAGTTTAATCTGGGGCCATTCCCTAGGCTTAATCCTCACGTCAAAAGTCTTGCAAAATCGGTTAAATAAGTCATTACTAGCCGTATATATGCCCTCATCTAAATCATATATATAGAGTAGGCTATAATCAGGTACGTTGCTTTTGCTGATAAAAGTAAAGGTGATAATTTCGCTTAGCATTTTGGCAACTGTGAAAACCTGGGGCATGGCCACCTTTTCGGTAACGTCCCCTGTACTTTCGTTTATTTTGGTTTCCGTGTGTTCTTCCCGCCATTGTTCACCAGCTTGAAAAATACGGTTTTCCAATTCCTTCATTGTCCTGGGCGGTTGCTCATTTTCACGCGCCTCTAAGATTTCACTTTCCAGGTTTTTCAATTCTTCCTTTTCTATGGTTCTATCCTCGCTTTCTAAATTCTGCTCTTGCTATACTTTCAAAAGTCCTATCTAGTTCCCTCTCTGGTAGGGGGTTAGCTGTCACGCTGTTAGCGATCTTTGTTAATTCGTAAGCTGTTTCTATATCACAATCAACCCACTTATTAAAGAGTAGCCCCACAAAGCGCGTGAGTGCCACGTTCCGCCCTCCCTCGTCTCCAAAGCCATTGAAAAGCGTATCTATGACCCTCATAGTGATAGACCGCTGACCGCTTGCCCGCGGTGTGTACGTCTGCGGTTTTACTCCCTGGCCACTTGTTCGATTTTGGTTTGTTTTTGGTACTGGATAATCTAGGCCATGCTCTACGATTTTTTGATAGTTTGCTGGGTCGCCTGTTGTGACTGGTAAACCTTGTAACTGCGACCAGGTTAGGCTAGCAAGGTCAAAAGGTAGCCCTATCTTATCCGCTATCTCCTTGACTACCTGCTTATAGGTTTCCTCATTCATCACGCCCCCAGGCTTTACCACAAGCCTAAAACGGGGGCTTTCTGGGGTGTGTTTGATTGTCGGGTACAAGATATAGGAAAAGCCAAACAAGGCTCTAGAAACAGCCTCTATAAAGCCCTGGGCTGGTCCCTCAATCTCATCATAATCAAGGAAAATTAAATCACGATATACCAGGCTGGTATTATTCCGCTTGTAGATCCCGTTTTTCTCTGGGGTCACTTTGCCACTCAAACAGTAGGGGGCTTGTGTGCGCTTATAGTCTTCAATATCTGCCCCTTCTGGGACAATCAAAGGCTTAAAGCGCTCAATATACTGGAATGGCTCCATCTTATCAAACAGATAGACAAGGTTACTCTGAAAGCCTCTAGCCTCGTAAATTGCCACATTATCGCCCCTTTCTACGTTTCTTCTTCAGCTTTTTAAGCCTTCGCTGGTCCTTTAGCTGGTCCAGGGTCGGGCTGCGGTCTTTGTAAAATTTTTCATCATGATACTTCCCGCCACCTTGTGCGGGGTGTACGCTATACCTTGCCATTCTCAACCCCCAAAAATACCAGAATATCACTGACCCTATAAAAGATTTTCCTAGTGTCTTCTAGTGGGGGCTGGTAACGTCTTAGCCCATTATCTTCCCAACGTTTCAAGGTCTTATCCTTTATGCCTAGTTCATCTTTAACCTGCTGGGCTGTGATTAGCCCTAACAGTCTTGGTGGGGTTTGCTCACGCGCCTCTAGGTAACTTCCTACCAGCTCCAGCACTCCTTGGGTTAGATCCTGTTCACTTTCTTTACTTAGGCTAAACATTCGTATCAGCCCCCTTCAGTAATTTCTTATAGCTTTCCAGATCTGCTTTAATCAGCACGTCTAGGCGCTTACCTTCTGTGTCATATTGGGCCTTTAGTTCTCGAATACCTTCCAGGCGCTCGGTGTCATTAGCTGGGATATAGTAGCCACTAACTAGGCCACGTTTGGCCACAATAGGGACCCCATGGCGGACAATAAGGCGGTGAATGTTCTCCCTCAATGTCCTAATGTCCAGGCCTAACAATTCAGCAATATACCGCCCTGCGCGTGGATTATCTGCACCCACGGGAATAAGCCTTAAAATTCTTTCTTCAAGTTCGGTCATTCCGTCACCTCTCTTTCTTTGCTAGATACAATAATCTGGCCTTTTTCCCACATATCAGAAAAATCGCACAAGGTCTCTAACACTCGATCTAGCTGATTTTGTTCTTCGATACTGTAACAGTCAAATTTATCTTCTAGGGAAAAATCTAGCATAGTCTCATAAGCTTCATCTAACCATTTTCCAAAGTTTTCTGCTCTTGCTTCAGCAAGATTGAAATTCTTATCTGCCATTTTAGTTCCTCCCTTGAATGCTCTCTTCAATGATTGCACGATGTTCAGTAATAAGGCCATCCATACGGAACATAATCAAATTCAATAAAGCAAAGCGCTGACCATGCAAAGCAATCAAATCATGGTATGACCAGTAGTCATCAAAGTTAGGTTTTTTCTTTAGCCAATCGTGAATGATATTAACGCTTTCTCTGATTTCTTCAGTATAAGTTAATAATTCTTCATAGTTATCAATAATGTCACTTTTTGCCATAATAAGACCCCCACTACTATTTCCCTTGAATTTGTATGACTGCCCCATACCTTGATAGATATGCTGGTGTGTCTACTGTATTCTTACTGTCGTTTACTGTGTTTTCTGTGTCTACTTTGTTTGGTGTTGTCACAATAAGATAAGCTAAGATAGCAACGACAATGAGTAAAATAAGGTAACCCATTGGGCTTAAATTAAGTTCTTGGATCATGCTTCTGCCTCACTCATTACAATATTCCAATCCCTGGTTTTTCTATCCTGGATAACTTTTTCAATAACACCACGGTCTTTTAAATCTCTGACAATCAATCCACGTAAATATAACCAAATATTAGTCGTTGAATCCTTAGCACAACCTTCATCAAAACTTCTGATAGCAATATCTAAAATATTGAAAAATAACCAATTTGGCGCTTTCTGATAACGTGATGACCTTTCATCATCATACCGTTTTAACTCCCCTAGCAAACTCTCCATGTTTGCTTCTAAAACTTCTTCATGACTAGCTTCTGCCTTGATATAGTTTTCAGATAGCTTGTAAAATTCTATCCAAAGTTCTGTGATGGCTGTTCTACATTGTTCAGCTATATCACTAGCCCCATTGTTACCCTTTACGATATGCCATTCACTTAAAATATCTAGTTTTTCTTCTGCGCTTTGTAACTTGCTTTCAAAATCTTTAAAATATTGTTTCATCTCCTTACCCTCTCTTTGCCAAGTGTTTTGCGATTACTGACCGCTGTTCCTCGTCAGACTTTTGCAAATGGTTTTCTTTTTCTTCCGCTGTCATAACTGATAAAACATATTCAGCAATTTCAGTCAGTTCTTCCATTGTTCTTGTTACTGCCATGTTATTTCTCCTGTTGGGTATTTTTGCCTGTCTTTTCTTGTACCTGATTGATTCTTACACCGCTACAGTTGTCACTGTCTGAGTTGGCGGTCGGTGTTATACGCAAACTCCAGACCCTCTATGACATGATTAGTCATTTCAATTCTATTCATGATGTCTGTCAGTTGATGGCCTAAATCTTTAAGCTGATCAGCGGTTAAGTAAATAGTGTTTTGTTCAGGTTCCAT